CTTGCCGCGCCCGACTTTAACGGTCGCCAACCTAAACAGTGATATTACGGCGCTGCTTTTAGATGTGAACCTTGTCACGCCAGGGAATGACCTTACAGGCGCAGAGGTGAAGCGTATCCGCACGCTGAAGAAATTCTTGGATGGTGAGACTGCTGCAGACCCTTATGCAAGTTTCCCGGAAGAGATTTGGTATGTAGACCGCAAAGCATCTGAAAATCGTGATGCTGTGAGCTTTGAGCTGGCAAGTAAGTTTGACATGGCTGGAACGGTTGTTCCCAAGAGGCAAATCGTCGCAAACATCTGTCAGTGGGAGTACCGCAGCACAGAGTGCAGTTATTCAGGCGATGACTTCTTTGATGTCAATGACAACGCTCAGACCGCTCGCGCAGATGATCGGTGTGGCAAGCGTCTTAGCAGTTGCAAGGCACGGTTCGGCGCTTCAGCTGAGCTGCCGTTTGGATCGTTCCCTGGCGCCGGTTTGACCCAATGACGCTTTCGCCATCAATCAAACAGGCTGCGCTAGAGCACGCAAAACAAGAAGCGCCCAAAGAGTCATGCGGCTTGGTCGCTGTTGTCAAAGGCAGGCGTCGTTATTTCCCGTGCACCAACTTGGCGGAGACGCCAGATGAGCACTTTGTGCTGGATTCTGCTGAGTATGCGGAAACGGAAGACAGTGGTGAAATTATTGCCGTTGTTCATAGCCACCCAGTTACAAACCACGCACCATCACCGGCTGACCGTGTGGCGTGCGAAAACAGCGGGCTGCCTTGGTACGTCGTCAACCCAAATACAGAGCTGTGGGGATACTGCGAGCCAGAAGGGTTTGAGCTGCCTTATGTGGGGCGAGAGTTTGTGCATGGCCTAGTTGATTGTTATTCACTCTGCCGCGATTGGTACAAGCGTGAGTGGGGCCTGGATCTACATAACTATGAACGGCGTGATCAGTGGTGGGAGAACGATCAAAACCTGTACTTAGACAACTTTGAAAAGGAAGGCTTTCGCCGGATCCCAGTGTCAGAGCTGCAGCGGGGCGATGCCTTGTTGATGCAGTTGTCTTCCCCCGTCCCTAACCATGCAGCGATCTACATCGGAGATCAGCAAATTTTGCACCACATACAAGGAAGGCTGTCGAGCAGGGACGTTTTCGGCGGGTATTATTTGAAAAACGTGAGTTGCGCTCTAAGGCATGAAAGTCGTTAAGGTCTACGGCGCATTGCGAGAGCAGCTAGGGCAAGGCCGGTTTGAGTTTGTAGCTGATACGCCGCAGCAGGCATTGAAGGCGTTGTTTGCAAACTTTCCAGGTCTACAGAAGTGGATGCTGGATCAAGAAAAGGACGGCATGGCCTATCGGGTCACCGTTGGCCAAGACGTAATCCATAACGATGACGTGACCGGGTTGTTCTTGCCTTGGAGCGAACGCGAGGTGTTCCGGATTGCGCCTGTGTTGGCTGGTGCGGGACGAGGCACCGGGCAAATATTGGCCGGAGTCGCTTTAGTAGGGTTTGCGATTGCAACTGCGGGCGCTGGGGCAGGTTTTTTAGGTTTGGGAGCTGGATTAACCGGAACAGTTGGAGCAAGTGGCAGTTTGGTAGCAGGCGGTTTTGTGCTTGGCGCTGCTGCATCTTCAGCCATTGGTGTGATCGGCACCAGCTTGATTCTTACTGGCGTAGCGCAAATGATCTCGCCTGCCCCTGCGATTTCGTCTTTAAGTCGCGGCAAGGAAGCTGCCAAGCTTGAGTCTTTTAGCTTCAGTGGGGTGGTCAACACCAGCAAACAGGGCTTGCCCGTCCCAATCGCTTACGGGCGTTTGTTTGTTGGCTCTGCTGTCCTTTCGTCTGGCTTAGACACTGATGACTAAACGAATTATTGGTGCTGGCGGCGGTGGCGGTTGCTTTACGGCTGAGACGCTTGTTGCTGTTCCTGGCGGACAGACTCGCATTGATGAGATCGTTGTTGGCTCAAGCGTTCTGAGCTTTGACGACAAAGGCGAGATCCATTTAGCCAAAGTCCTGAAGGTCCACAAGCATGAGAATGAACGAGTTGTCAGGTACGCGCTTTGGGGCGGTGAGTTTTTAGACGCGACCCCTAACCATTGGGTGCTCAACCAATACAACGCTTTCGTTGAGATTGGAACGCTTGAAGCTGATGATTGTGTCGTTGATTCGCTGAATCAGCTGCGGCCAATTCTCAGCCGTGACGAGCTGGGCAACCATACGGTTTACAACCTGACTGTGGAAGGCCGCCATACCTTCATCGCCAATGGTGTCCGCGTTCACAACGCTGGCCTAGGCAGCAAAATCATCGGTGCTGGTGGTGGCGGTGGCGGAAAAGGTGGTGGTGGCGGTGGCGGCAGCAGCCGCACACCAACGGAAGCTGATGACAGCCTGCAGTCAGTTCAGTTTGCCTCTGTTCTTGACCTTCTAAGCGAAGGAGAGATTGACGGGATTGAAAACGGCAACAAAGGTATTTTCCTTGATGGAACGCCTGTTGAGTCTTCAGGCGGCTCAAATAATTTCACCGGCTTTTCCGTTGACACTCGAAACGGCACGCAGGCTCAGTCTTACATAACTGCCGTTGGTGGCACACAGAGTGAAAAAAATGTAGGAGTTGAGATCTTAAACAGCACAGCAGTAACGCGAACAATTACAGACACTGACGTTGATCGCGTAAGAATTACAATTTCAGTTCCTTCTTTGCAAAAAATTGAAGATGACGGCGATATTGTAGGTAACTCGGTTACTTACAGGATTCAGGTTCAATATAACGGCGGCGGCTTTAACACTGTCGGCGGCGATAGAACTATTAGCGGCAAAAGTAGCGACCAGTATCTGCGTGATCACATTATTACGCTCACTGGAGCGTTCCCTGTTGACATTAAATTAGTACGAGTCACTGGTGACAACCAAACGACAAAAAACCAGAGCCGCACATTCTGGTCAAGCTTTACCGAAATCATTGACGAAAAGCTGCGCTACCCAAACAGCGCGTTGTGTCACCTGCGTTTTGACTCGCGCCAGTTCTCAAACATCCCGGCACGCAAATACCTTATCCGTGGGATCAAAGTACGCATCCCAAGCAACGCAACCGTAGACACAACAACGCATCTTGGAAGAATTACCTACTCCGGCGTGTGGGATGGCCAGTTTCAAGCGGCAACTTGGACAAACGATCCAGCGTGGTGCCTGTTTGATCTTTTGACGGACACAAGGTACGGGTGTTCCGTGCCTGAGTCTTCGCTGGACCGTTACGACTTTTTCTCAATATCACAGTATTGCAATGAGCTGGTTTCGGATGGCAGGAACGGCCAAGAGGTGCGCTTCGCTTGCAACATGCTCCTGAACAGCCGTGATGAAGTGTTCAATGTTATCTCTGAGATGACGAGCATCTTCCGGGGCATCTCTTATTACGGTGCTGGATCGCTTGTGCTTTCGCAGGACAAACCAGCTGACCCGCAGTATCTCATCGGCCCTTCAAATGTTGTTGATGGCCTGTTCAATTATTCAGGTTCATCGCAAAAATCACGTCATACGTGCGCTACTGTCGCCTATCAAAACTATGACGACCTAGGAGAGGTTTCATTTGAGTATGTTGAAGATGATGATGCAGTCAGTAAGTACGGTGTCATCAATAAAGACATCAAAGCTGTCGGCTGCTATTCGCAAGGCCAGGCAAACAGGCTGGGCAAGTGGACGCTTTTAAGCGAACAAGAACTAACAGAGACTTGCACGTTTTCGATTGGAATTGAGTCGGGCATTGTCGTGCGTCCTGGGATGGTCATTGACGTTGCTGACCCTGTTCGTGGGGGCACACGGCGAGTGGGGCGCGTGAAGTCTGCGACAACAACCGCAGTAACAATCGATAGCACCACTGACCTATCTGTAGACACTACTCAGTCACCAACACTCTCTGTAGTCCTGCCAACTGGCCTCGTAGAAACAAAGGGCATTGACTCTATTGATTCTGCAGTTGTCACTATCTCTGGCGATTTTAGCCAAGCCCCAGCTGCGAACGCAAATTGGTTAATTCAAACAACTGATATTCAATCACAGCAGTTCCGTGTTGTGTCCGTTACTGAG